AATCCTTGGTCTAGAATAACTTTCTTGGTAATGTATCGTGCAACTCCGTTACCACCTGAAGATGATGTTTCACCACCAACGGTGATTGTTGCACCAGTTCCTGGTGACGAGTTGGCATCAGCAACAGTAATCGTAGGTGTCGTTGCATAACCAGAACCACCATTCGTGATATAGATGTTTCTAATTACGCCACCAACCACATTGGCCGTGGCAGTTGCACCAGAACCAAATCCATTGGCAGAAGTAACAGTTACGGATGTCGTATTAACATTGTAACCAGAACCACCATTGGCAACTGTAATTATACTGTTAGATAATTCTAGATTATTAATGTTCCAACCAATTGTATAGACACCCAATCCATCATCTGAAATCATAGGTGATACAGCGTCATCAACAGTAGACATTACTGCGTATAAAGAGAATGATGTATTGGAGTTGGCAACAAGAACACGCTCACCAAGTCCATCATTCAAATAGATGTCATCATACATTGGTGTACCAAATTTACCAGGATTAACTCCCTCTATTGGTGCAGCCGTCTTGGTTGAGTTTAATGTTGCACCATACGAGTAACTAAGTGTGGTACTACCTGGTACAAAATCGGATGTAGAAATATTAAATGCATCAACTACAACATTCGTATTGGCTGCTGATGAAATATTTGTATTGATTGTATTTGGACTGAGGTAGTATGAAATATCTTGTTCAGTCAGTTTACGATATGGTAAACGATTTGGTACAACAAACTGTAATGTTGGTTGAGTACCGACTGAGAACACACAACGGTCAATCGTAAACATCATAGATTCGTTTTGGTCAGCAGTCCATGTTTGTGAGTTCTGAGATACAAACAAAGAACCAACATAAGGTGCTGCATTAATCTTTGTGATTGTTGCAGGTGTTGGGTCAGTTGGTAGATTTTTAACAGAAGATGCTAATGCTGTATCTCCGTTTTCTGCCGTGTAAATGGTGTATTCATTTGATGAAGGACATTTAACAATCAATGAATATAGTTTGTTTGATTCCAAATATACAGGTGCTGGGAATTTAAACACAGTATATGTGGTAGGATCCAAATAATGTGGATTATTGGATACATTAATATTCTCTGCTGTCAATGTCACCTGTGAATTATCTAGTGTTTCACCGTTTGGATAACCATTGAGTGTACCTACGATAGACAAAGTAACTGGTGCATACTGACTTGCTTTGGTCTTAAAGAATATTTTAACAGAGTCAACAAAACATCCATTTGGATAATTTTCTTTGTTGATAATAAATGTTTGTGCTACAGGATCCCATACAGTTGTATAGGTGTAAGAAGTTATGTTTGTTCTTTCATTTGTTTGTGTGAAAGTATTCTTAGCAGAATCAATTGACGAAGCATAGTTTACACCTTGTTTGGTCTGTTGTAAACCAGAAGCATAGAATGTTGCCTCTGCAAATGTTTGAGCAGATTCAATGTTACCACCTACTGAATCATCAATTCTAAATGTTCTTTGACCTGTATGGAATATACCACCAGGTACTGCAAAGATTCCAGAAAGCATACCTGTTTCGTTTGTTTTCATGGTGCCAATGGAGTAGATATCACTATTTGCTGTTGTGATTGCAGAACTCAAATTAGCTAACTTGGTTGTGCCATTGTATGCAGAGATGGTTGCTGACTGTCCAATGCCTGTACCATTAATAATATAGATTGTATTACCTGTATAATAATTGGTTGTGCTTGAAGCAGTTGCACCTAATGTAATTGATGTTGTTGTATTTGCATTAACAACTTGACCAGAATTATGTGTGAATGATAAAATTGTTCCACTTGCAGTCGTTGTTTGATACTGGCCACCAGCATTAAACTGTGCATTTTGAATTGCTGTACCGGTGGTAAATGTTTGACCGACAATATCACCTACAACATATAAACGCCATTTTGTGGTATCATCTGTGTAATGATAATAAGAAACAACTTTGGCCGCTGGTGTAAAATTACTACCAACAAGGTAACCAAGAATGTCACCATCTTTAAATGATCCAGTAACATTAGTTAATTCTAATACGTTTGGCTTACGAATGTATTTGTTAACAGGAACATTATCAAAATAAGCATTGACATCAGTATTAACAGTCAAACCATAAGTGTTGAAGAACAAGAACTGTGAACGAATATATGGTAGAATACTTACATCAGTAATGAATCCAGCAGTTTCAACATAACTTGAATTGAGTTTATCATAGTAACCTAAAACAGTTTGTTGTTGTTGTGTTGTGTATGTTGTAACTTGATTAACACGCCAGTTACGACCAGCTGAAATTACATTGTCTGTTGATGTAGCAACAGTTGTTTTCCAATCACCCACTTGTAACACATTGACTTGGTCACTAGCACGATATACTTGTAAATTTGGATCAACAATTAATAAATCAGGAGACCTTTCAGTATCAACCCAATTGTCCATTGGAGGACTTAATGTAACTGTACCAGAGTTTAAAGATACTGAAAATGGATTTAGATTAACCACACGAGAAGCAATTCGTTGTGTCACCACATTTGCTGTCGTGTATGGTAATGTAAAGAAGTTTGAACTAGAACTCTTGGAGATATTATATCCAAGATTGTTTGCACTCGTAGAATCCAATTGACCCATGTTATAGACCAATGATAACGATTGCAATGGGAAGTTCTGAACATTCTGTGATGCAGTCATCTGATGAATTCTACGGTTTACTGTCACCAAATAATCAGTTGTTGCTGTATCAGAAGCTGCATAGCTTGAGAAGTCATCAACTAGAATACCATTTTTAAAACGATTCAATCCGTTACCATCAGGAATCTGTAGTGATGATGCACCTTTTTCTAATAGATTAAGAGCTGTGTAGTATTCAATATTGTTTACTCGGCTCTCTAAACTAGAAATGTCACGCATCAACCAACGTTTATGTTTAACTCGTTCAATGGATAAACTTGGTAATACACCTACTTCTTCACCAGGAATATATGCGGTGTATGGGTCATGATAAAGGTTTGCAATGACCAAAGAACCATCAGGTTCAATTGGTGAAATTGGATTTACCGAAGGTGTGCCTTGCACAATTTCAAATGAACGGTCTTTACTTAATACCAATTTATCAAAACGGCCAAGATAGAAACCATAATCAGATTCATATTCAGTCAAGTCAACTGGAATATATGCGCCTGCGGCACCTGATCCAGAACTTGATGTGCGAATTGTAAATGAACTCTGAGCATTAATCAATGATGGTCTAAAGTCCAAAGAATCTCTTAACTGATAATAGTTACCACTAGAAGCCATGTAAGATGGAATCTCAGCATAGTTCTCTGGCGAAGATGATACTGGTGACAAATAAGACATGACAGAATAATATCCGTCACCACCAGTTGTTGAATAGTAATCTAATATAACTAATAAATTACCATCAATTTGAGGTTGGCCTACACCCAACGTAATAGAAGCAAAATCATAGTATGAATCTCGTTGACCGTTGTCAAATGTGAATCGATTGGTTACATCATAAATTGAATTAGTCAACATGGCATCTGTTGCAGCTGTGCCAGGAGATTTTGTGTCGATAATCTTAACGATACGCTTGGCATCGGTGATATACAATTTTTGTGGTTGACCTGGTGTTACAACACCAGCATTGGCAATATAAACTTGACCTTCTGTTAAGTCAACATTAGTATATGTTGCAACTGTTGTGCCTGTAAGATTTACACCAGAAGTATTGCCTTCAACTAAATTTTTGGCTTTCAATACAAATGATGTATCGTTACCATTGCTGACAAAAGCCTTCGCAATAATGGTGGCAGTGAAAGCACCCAAATCGGATGTTGGTGTTGTAAATGTAGCAGTACCACCCGAACCAGTAATAGAACAGGTTCTACTACCGATACCCCACGGTAATGTTTGACCTACAGTTAAACCACTTGAAAGAGGATTGGTTACAATAATTTGAAAGTTTTGTGCAATGGCATCTTGTGATAAAGTTCCTGTGCCAAGAAAACGAATCGTTGCGGCTGGTGCAGAACCAAATGTTAATGCAGCCGTAATATTACCACCAGATACGGTGAAAGAAACATTTCGGAACACCTGTGTGGTTGTATATGATGAATTGTTTGCATATGAAACAAATGGGTTACCGATTGTAAACAGTAATTCTGGTGCATTTGGATTTTGTAATACAACATCACCCGTTGCAACATTGTTTACTTTGTTTGAATTATCAATTGTAGCATTGGCAGTTACAGTATAAGGTGCGCCTGCCGTAGATCCAATCATTGTTTCAAAGTCGGTAGTATCAAAACGAAGTGTGAATACCGAGTTGTTGGCCAATGTTGTGGTAAATGGTCGGTCAACATAGGCAACCTTAGCAGCTGCATCATATGTTGTGATTGTTCTAAAATCACCAGCAGAAGTACCTGTATCAATACTGACTGTTACTCCAGTGTAAGCATTTGCCACATTTGAAAACTGATTGGTACTAGGCAATCTTATGTAACTATTGTTTGCGTTGACTGGTGCAATTTGTGAAACGTTGGCTGATAGTGTTTGATTTTGAATATTGTAAACATAGGCTTTATAAATGTAAGCTGCACCATTGGATGTATTTGATGTGCTAGAGTAAATTAGATTACGAATATAACCTGTTGCAGCCTTAGTAGAGTTGTAAGAATTTGCATTGGTTAATACAATATTATCTTTACTTACAGTATGAAAATCAATTTGTGGTGAAGTTGTTACATCAAACACACCATTGGCAGAGTTGACAAAGAAGTAATTACCATAATCTACAAATGCTGGATTGTTTGTAACTGTTGATTCTGTTCTTGCTCGGTCATTGGTTAAAACTACATCAGATGAATTTTCTAAACGATAACCACGGACATAGGCAATACCTTTTGAAATACCCATGTCATATTTTGCTGAATTGATTGTGTTGGCTTTAGGTGTCAATGTATAATCATTAACAATAAAGTCACCATTGGTGTCATTGGTGCGTTTGGCAAAGTAATCATCAATCACCGAGTAAACGGTGCTGTCTACTTGTTTAACAATAGAGCCATCTACTAGACGAACCAGTTCAATAAAGTTGTCATCATCACCGAGACCAAGAGTTCGTGTTTGTAAGTCTAAAGAAATTTTATATCGGTCAGCACCTGGTGCCTGATAGTTTGTGGCATTAAATGCTGGATCCAACAATGAAGAATCATCAACAGAATCTACAATGGTTTCAGATCCATTTAAACCTACACGCAATGATGGAATTGAACTATATTTGGAAAGAATGATAGTTTGTTCACCGGCAACCACAAAGTTACCATCAACATAAAAGATACCTTGTGAAATGGAAGCAACAGAAGAAAGGCCTGTGGCTGGATTACCTGTTGAAGCGGTAATTATTGTACCAGTTAGATTTGAACCGTTTAGAAATACGGTGTCACCAGAAACAAATTTATTACCTGAAATATAACTTACAACGAGAGTGGGTGGATCACCTACACCACCTGCAGTTGTTGTTGATTCTGCTGTTACAACAACTTTGGCTACAACTGAACCATCAGCCGACCGAACAACACCATTATCAAAGCTTTCAGCTAAAATAGTGGCACCAGAATTGTCAGTAGAATTTAATTTTAAATAATAAACATTTTGATTGACAGTAACTTTACCACCAGAAATAGGTGTGTTCTGTGCAAAGATTGCATCTGCAAAACTGGTGATTTGATTTTGAAGAATTGTTTGTGATTGTGTTAATTCACGAGCTTGAACTGCAAATCCTGGTTTAAAAAGAATGCGGTGAAAATTCTTGTTAGGATCGAAATCATCAAAATAAGGATCTACGTTAAAATTAAGTGCCATTTTTTCTTTCCATTAAAAGCTTAACACAATACGAAATTGTTCTGTTCCATCAGGACTTCTTGCAATACCTTCTCTATTCTCTATGTAGGCCATGTATCCAGAGTATATAATAAAGTTTGGATTTTCTGTTGTTAGGAGGGTTCGCACTGCAGTACCAACTACACCACTAGCGTCCTGAATTACCGCTTGATTGTTTACTGGTGTTCCAGTTATATTTATGGCTTTTACTATATTATTTAATGAATCAAAGCTCACAACTTTAGCAGAAAAAGTTGCAGTGGCTAGACTAGAACCTTGATAAATTGTTTGTCCTGTATTGTAATTTCCTGTACCAGGAGAAACAAAGAGTTTGGTGGTTACATCATAGATTGCACCATTTGCATACGAAATTGGTGTGGTTGATATTGACTGTTGTGAAACAGGATCAACTAATAAACCAATCTGACGATAGGTCATATCTGTAGGTATCAATCCATTTTCACTCTCAATAAACTCTGGTGCCACCATTATATGGTTACATCCTAGTTCAGAAATAGGATCAAAACCATGTCCACCAACAGGAGAGGCTGGTGCTTCAGCAATTGCCACCACATTAGGTGTTGAGAAACCAGGTAAAACATTAATTATGGCTTCTGCATAGGTGTAACCTGTACCCGTGTTAGCCATTGTAACATCATACAAATAACCAGCAGCATTGATAACTGGTGTGCCGTTTGCAAACTGTCCGTCACCACTAATTGTAATTGTTGCACCACCAGGAGTATAACCTCGACCAACAGTTGTGATATTAACCACGTCAATTGAACCTTCGGCCGCAAAAGTTGATACAGGATTTGGTACTTCTTCAATTGGTACTGGCATCCAATTAACATCAAAGAACTTTTGTTTGAGACCAGCATCTAAGGAATACATAAACTTCCATTTATATCCGTCAGCCGTTTTAATTAAAAATGAGTTGTCAAAAGTACCTGGTAAAAACTGTGGTTCTACTGTAGATTGGCTTCCATTATTGTTCCATAAACATTTAAATATTTGGTCAAATCGATTACGAACATAGAATCGGCTAATAATTATATTATCTGAATCTACAGCCAACATATCTTCGGTGTCTTGATAATAATCATAAACTGTACCTGAATCCCAATCAATACGAGGAATCACAGGAGAAATATCGGACGATGTAATTAATTTGGCTGCAATGATATCTTTAAAAATATCTTTGATTGACCTTTGGTCTTGTGTTGGAACAGGAGGATTAGCTTCATCAGGCCATGGAGTTACACGACCAATAAAAGCATATAGACTACTTGGATTACCATCTGTTGGAGAATAGTAGTATTGTAATACCTCGTAGATTTTACTACCTGATAGTAATTGTGCTTGTGTATTTGCTATTGTTGCCATATTCTATTCTCTACTAAGCTGATTGGACTGCTACAAATGTATTTGCTAAATCACCATCAATACTGAAGTATCTTAGGTATGCAGAACTAGTTGAAGCCATCGTAAATGTGGTGGAATTTTCACTTGAATTAGTTGCTGAACATCCATGTGTAATGGTTCTAGTTGAACCACTCGTATTGATTAACCAAACTTCAACCACTTTACCAGCAACAAAATTTGTAAGTGTAAATGTTAAGTCAGCTGCTAGGTTAGCTTTGATAATTACATCTGTTGAAAAATCAATTGTAATTGCAGTTTGATTGCCAGCAGGTACTCTAGGTGAATAAATGAAACCTTTTTGTGGATTAATTGTACCAAGGAACTCAGCTGCATCTGCATTAAACGAAGCGATTTCTTGTAGTGTGTTTGAACCTACAGCAGTATTCCAAAACTCAATACGAGTACCACGATTAGTATCACTAAAATTTTCTGCTGCCACAAAATCAATCTTGGCTGGACTAGATGATGGGAATTGTGTACCTGTATATCCGTTACCCACAATACGCATTAACACATCATTGTTTGCTGTAGCGGCAGGTGCTGCGGCTGAACCACGACCCATACGACCAGATAATAGTGGGTATGTGTTTTGGCCAAAACTATCTAATACAACACGAGTTACAGAGTTTGCTTTGCCGGTAATATGCAACATATAGTTTGTATTAGATGGTGCAGCTACGGCAAAGTCATCACTTGCGGTAATGTTAATGAGTGCAGAGTTGGAACTAAATGTTGAATTGTTTACTGAAATACCACCAAAAGTTTTTACATTACCTGTAATTGTTAGGTCACCAGCAAATGTACCTGTTGTATTGGCTAAAGCATTGTTAGCTTTATCAAAAGCTGCCCACGCATGATTGTTTGCTGTAGTAATATTAGTATTTTGTGTGAGATTGACACCTTGAATAATACTAATCGCTGTGTTCTGGTCTATATTAACCGTTTCAATAGAATTTAATCTAGTGTTTTGAGTAACATCAACACCTTGTGTAATAATAGTATTAGCATTAATTGTTACTACATTTGGTGCGGCTGTATTTTGTGTTGTGCCATCAGCAAACTTGATAGGCATCTTTAAAGATAGTCCCACACCATCTTCAATTCTTGCAACTTCGTTTGCTTGTTTGTGAGCACCAGTAAAGAAAACTAAATCAGTATTTGCAACTGCCGTACCAATCCATAAATTGCCTTGTTTCTCACCAGATGTACCGTGCATATACAAATAACCATCATTATTGGGTAGGTCAAATAAAGGATCAGCATCCATGTTTGAACCTTGAACACCTACATCCAAATAATTATTTGCATTATCACCATCATCAGATGTGATTACAATGTCACCAGAACCTTTTGAATTAATGTTCTGAAAGTTAACTTGTGAAAAGATTGCAGTATTACTAATAAATTGTGCTACAGAATTAGGAAGTAAAAGACCTGTATTTGCAGTACCAACATTCAAAATGTTATTGGCATATAATCCTTGAGCCAAGACTGTGGTAGAAAACTGTGAAGTTGTATTGGTGGTCTTATCTACCACCACAAATACTGTGTTGGCGTTATTAGCCGATAACTGTGATAAAACTGGTAGTTCTGATATCTTGACTGACGGCATTTCTTACCCCGCTAATATTGTGATGCCTGATTCTGTTATTAAAATGTAACCATTCTCTGTTAATAATTCTGGATATTCATAAAATCCTATGACACCATAGACCAAACAAGTTTCTGTGTTTGCTGATTTATCAACTGTAATTAATGCGTTATTTACTGGTCCAAATGAGTTATTGGCAAGGTACAAATTACCATTTGCAAATACCTGTGTGACGGTATAATAAGGGCCGCCATTTAAAGAAACTTTATCTCCAGCAAAAATAATGTTGTTGGCTGGTGTTTTGTTGGTAAAATTACCATCAAATTGACCAGTAACCGATTGTATATTTATCACATTTGAGGAGGCGTTTGCTGATCCAGTAGCAACATTTGCAAAGACTACAAAGACATTATCCTGCATTGTCACCTGATTATTGGCCCAATCCACATCTGTAATCGTTGAGTAGGCTCTCAAGTTGTTTGTGGCAGTATATTCAATAACGTCATTTGCAAAGATGGTGTTACCAATATTGGCGGAGATTGTATTGACGAACCGAATAATATTGGTGCTGATTTGGCCAGCCTGAGTATTTGCTTCAATGCGGGCTAGAGCAGACGGACCAGCAAAGGTGTCCATATGATAACCTTCTTGCAATGAAGTTTCGGCGTTCATTGAGAACCCATTGGAACTTATTAATAAATTCCGTCCTCTTAGGTTCATACCAGAGGGGTGTAATAGGTTCAACACTAAATCTTTATATGTTTTAAGTGCTTTCTCAACCGATAAAACATAGGTAAAGTTATTATAATCAAGACTTTCAAGTACCAGTCCTAAAGAAGAAAGATGTCCATCATCATTCAGATAGGTACCAGCACCTATAATCAAACCATCTAAAAATGATGCATTAGCCCTTGCATTACCATCACCATATCGAATAATACTTGTTGGACTACCAGTAGTTTTATCGGTGTAGGCATTCTGTGGGTCTAAAACCAACAAAGAAGATACATTAGAAATGTTGTGGTCAATCTTGATTGAAAGTGCAGCATCATAATTTCCTGTATAATCATATGTTCTTAATTGATATATGTCGGCTGCCGTATTTGCTGGAGATGCCGTTGAAATTTTGAATACAGAAGCTACGTTGGCTTTATAAGTGGCCACATTAAATGATGCACCTTGATACATGACATCACCAGACAGAGGAAAATCTAATGGTGAAACGTTACTCACTGCAACATCGGCTACTTTCAGATAAACATTTGGTGTTGAAACATAATCTTCACCAGGATTAATAATGTTGATGGTTGTGACCGAACCAGTTCTATCGGTTGTGGGTGTTAAAATTGCATCAGCACCCATAATTCCTGTGACAACAAGTGACGCATTAGAACCTGTGTTACTTGTGACTGTGATTGTGGGTAAACTATCTTTTGTATAACCTAACCCACCTAAAGGAAATGATTGATTTGTATTATTGTTGGCATAAACATATGTTGCATTGATAATTGAACCTGCCGTATTAACAGTTACATTAGCAAATGCTCCAACACCTGTGCCACCAGTAATTAATACTGTGTTTGCATTACCATATCCTTGGCCACCATTTAATACTTGAATTGGTTGAAGTATGCCAAGGAAACTAAGTGAATCGGTTCCCACATCGGTTGTATACAAAGAACTTACATCGACAGCAGGTGCAGAAGAATATCCTCCACCTTGATTGGTAACTTGTATTGAACCGATTGGTCCAACTTGTAAAGTTCTAAAAGTTAAAGTGTCACGCAAAGTAGAATTTGTATTGGCAGCCACAGCAAAATTTACATAATTAACAACATTATTTGCATTACCAACTACAACGTTAGCTACAATGCCTAATGTGTTACTTGTAATAAGTGTAACATTGGCTAATTTAACATCATCTAATAAATTAATTCTAGCAGCTGCACCAGAACCACCGCCACCAGAGAATGTGATGGCTGAATTTGGAAATACTCTATAACCATGAGAAGGGTCAGTTACAACCAAACTCTCAATAGATCCTGTTGTTATTTGACCAACTTCTGCTGTTGCACCAATCGGGTTTACTACATCAGGATTTAATCCACCAACAACAATAACTGGATCACCAGATTCATAGAATAATCCTCGATTTCTTGGATTAATTCTTATAGAAGATATAACACCTACAACTTTGCCTCTAAGTGTTGTGGCGCCAGTTGGTATGGTTACGCCTTGATTTTGAATGTATATTTCACCATTGTAAAAATATACATCAAGATTATTATTATCTACAACACGAACAAACTCACCAGATTCAAACAGACGTTGAATATTTGAGATGAAAACTTCTGTTTTATCTCCTACTGCCGTAGAATAATCAACTGTTGCATATGACTGTGACGTTTCACCAAACAATTTTAGGCTGTTAATTTGTAACCAATTTAAATCAATTGAATTGATTCGTAGTGATTTAGATACAATCCATTTACCATCAGAAGCTTTTAATATTACATCTGAGGTATTGAAAATCTCGGCCTGTGAATCATACAATGCACGAAATAAAAACTGATATGATTTCTCAGTACCTTTTGAAAGATAAAACTCTTTTGCAATCTTTAACAGTTTTCTTTTATCTGTTAATGCATCTTCTGGTATATAAGGTAGAAAATCTTTTAGAAAGTATGAAACAAAACCATCTAATGTAGAATCCACATCCATATAATTGAGTAGATTCTTGGCACCATAAGTTACACCTTCACCACTTGTATTGGCTGTCGTAACGGATCCGTTGGCTGAGTAAGCAGTTTCTAACCATTCATAGTATGCCTGAATAAAATCAACAAAAGTAGAATAGTTAATATTATCCCGAACAAATTCGGGAAGCTGCTGAGGAATCAGTAGTGATGTTTTATAATCGTTCGGTATCATGTATTAAACTTTGGCTACAATACTAATATTGATAGCATTAGGGTCGGTGTTATCAAGAGTAATAATTTTATCTCTTGCAGAAGATACAATCGTGGATGTTGGCACGGCTTGCACACTCAATACACCTAAAGGATTATTAATTGCAGACGGATTGAAATCGGTGAGTGTTATAATACCTTGAGCATAATCTACTGTACCAGCATTGGCGTTGAGAATCTTCTTAACATTGTTTTCAAAATAATAAGTTCTCAATGTACCTTTATTACCAGCAAGAACAGCCACAGCAGATGCCAAAGAACCATTACCATCAGTTGATGTGATTTGCACGATAGCCTGTGTATAATTAACACCAACATCAATCATTGTAATACTATCTACTTGACCATTTACCACAGTTGCTCTTGCTGTGGCACCTGTACCATCACCAAGGATAGTTACAGTTGGTGTTGATGTATAACCAAAACCAGGATTACTAATAGAAATTGATTCAACAAATGTGGTTGACGATGGAGTTTCTTCTAAGTATACAGAATCTCGTACCACACTATTATTATCAACATCAATTACCTGAAATGTTGGTGTGACACTAATACTTTTACCAAAAATATCCTTTTTTAGTGATGTTCCATATTTCAATGTATATGTTGTTGATGAAGTTAAACTTGGAACAAGTCGTTTCTGTAAAGCAATCGAAGCATCATTTGTGATAAAAGAAGGACTAACCGATTGTACCGTAGAAATTAGTGTTGAAAGTTGAAATGTAGAGTTAAATGTATTGAGTGTATTGGTTGCAAATCCTTGAATAGCAGTCAATACTTGTGTCTGTAACTGTGAAGAAGTAAGTGTTGTCAACTTTGTATCGTATAGTATATTTGAATTGATGACCAAATAATTATAATCAACATCAATGATTTTTGGTTGAACTGTCAGAACAGAGATAGGTTTAATGATTTGTTCTTCAATGATTGATTTCTGTGATGGTGTTAATAGATAACCACCACTTGGTTTGATAGCCACAAATACCACACCATAGACTGGTGGATCATTTTCTTCACCACCCCACACATTGACTGCATCAATTGGAAATATACCCGAATTATTTTGAATTAAGAAAATGTAATCTTCTTTGGTTACTGCACGACCTTGAGCAGCATACGATTTTGGTGCAGTATATTTAATTGATTCAATACTTTCTCTTTCAGCACCTTGAGTTGCTGCTTGCACTGGTGTAATTGTTGAACTTGAAAAACCAGAGATTGTATCCATCAACACAAAGTTATTGGCATCGGTTGCAGCTGTACCTGAAGTGATGATGTATGATACAGACACCACATTACCATCTGTTAACGCTTCACCTAATATGCCATCACCAAAATAAATTTGATAGAAACCATTTGTTGCTTCTTGTAAAAAGAAAGCCTTGGTTGTGCCGTTGAGTGCCAAATAGTCATCAACTAATGCGAATACTTGTGAAGAAGTATTGGATGTGCTTTGTTGAACAACAACAGAGATAGTAGTTGTATCTACATTGGTGTCAGGTAATTCAAAGATTGCTGTTGGATTGGCCGCAGAATCATAGGTAAATGAAAGAGTAACTGGTTCACCTTGTTTGATAACTAAATCATTAAAAGTTACTGTATTGTTGGCTAGATTGGTATTTTCTGTGGTTGAATTAAGTGTAACAAACCTGTAACTGACACCATCAATCGCTTCAGAAAGAAAACTGGTGAATTTTGGTAAAGTTAAAGAACTGGTGGTTACATTGTTCATCACCAAATCAATCTGAGCCCGTGGTGCCGCTGCCGATTGTGGTGTATAGTTTAATAGTTTGGCATGAGAAACAACAGAACTTCTTTGTAATGCTGAATCCAAGAACATCTCGTTGGCCACCATGTTGAGATAGTATGCCTGATATTGTGTATTGTATGCAAGAACATCTAACAGAGTAGATAGTGCAGAACCTTCGTAATTATAATCTTGAAGTGTGGTTTGAGATTGTAAGTACCGTTTTAGATTGGTTTTAATTGTATTAAAATCCAAATCGGTAATTTGAATATTTGAATTTTCGCCTGCCATTTTATCTATTTCTCTCTAAAAGGATGGTAACTGTTGTTGGTAGCGTTGCATTTTGTATGTAAAATTCTAAACTCACTTCATACGCATTTTGGTCTGGTTGTGCATTTACGGTGACACTTTTTAACAGAGCACGAGGTTCATAGTTCGTAATCATGTTTTCAATTTCGGTCTGCAACGATGACGATGTAATGGGTGAAATAGGTTCAAACAATAAATTGTTAATATTGGAACCTAACTCTGGTTGAAACGGCCTTTCATAGTGGTTCGTCAATAAAAGGTTACGAACCGACCTTATAACAGCCATCTCGTCATAACTTAAAGCGACATCATTGGTCACCGGTTTACGGGTGAATGTGAAATCTATGTCGGAATATAAGTTCTTTATGGTTGCCATTGTTTATTTATTCTGCTCTGGAAGTAAATTTGCTTTTTAGCATCTTGAAATGCGCCTAAAAAATTTTTGGGCCGGAATCAAAAAATTCGAATTTTGGAATTATGAGTTTATTCTTTCTTTAATCTTGTCTGTACCAACAAAGTTGTTGACCAAATAGGTCTCCGTTTCACCCATATTGGTAAATTTCTTCACCTGATTGTATTTGTCTACAAAACTACGCAAATTAGTATAGTAGGTTACATCAGCATTTTGTCTGGTTATCAAAAGTGTGTTGGTATTTGATATATCAGAAAGAATCTGTGATATTTGTGCTTCTGTCAAATTGTTGGCTGTCACTCCATTTGTTAGAGTTACAAGACTATTGGCCAAAGTAACATTTGCTGAACCTACTTGAGGACCAATCAGTATACTAGTAAAGCTACCTAAAATAGGTGAAGTATTGGTTATATTGTCAGTTTGATTGGTGATATACAAGGCAGTCTTACCTAATCCCATGGCCGTGTCATAATATGGATTCACCACATCTTGTCCCACAAAAGGTGTAACTCCCGATATTCTATCAGTATGTGCCAAAAATGAACTTGCATTATTATACAAACCATTTGCAGCTGTAACAATCAAATCACAATTTGCAATGTTTTGACTGGCACCAGTATTTGCCACAGTTATCATGGTTTGTGAAATTGTAATGATTGAACTGGTATTAGAAGCCACAGGATTCTGATAATAACCACCAACTGCGTTATTTGCAATATCTTGAGCCTGCCAAGTTTCAATAAACGCCGGCATCGAATTTAGGTGAGCTACGGTGTTCGCAGAAAGATTTATTACATCACTATTTGGGTCATTAAAATTATAACCTAGTGTTGCATATACGCCTGTCGCATTGTTAACTAATGCCATTATCTAAACTCCAAAGAAAGGTGTCAAAGGCGGACTGGTTGGTCCTTTTGGTGAATTGTGTATATGGGTGTTATAGATGCCTTTGTTAATAATATCAGACATCAATACAGCATTCATAATACCAAATGTTCCCAAAGGTGCTTCAACTGAAGTTAATGAAGTAATTGGTCCTTGTGAATATACACCCAATAAACCTGCATACAATCCAGTACCAGCATTAATTCGTGTTTCAGCAGTAATTAAATCAGCCGAAGCAGAGCCAGCAACTACCAAATCAGAGTCTATGTAAACATGGTCAGACGCAGCCATACGGATTGCACCACCAAAGTTCTCATTAGCAGTAATTGACATATCACCATCACTAGATTGAGAAATATCACCCACAACTCTGGTGTTCATTTTACCACCAACTAAAAGATTGTAATCACCTGCTACCTGAACATTGTGGTCACCTTTAACTTCCATATTGGCATCACCCTCAATGGTAATATTACAAGTACCTTTGATTAGAACATTTTTACCTTTTAAGTAAATCTCGTATCCAGTACCATATACCTTATGTACCTCATCACCATCAGGATGCATTTCCAAGAAAGTACCTATACGGTGCTGTAACCGAACTCGTTCTCTTGTTGGAGTGTCGTCCATCTCAAAGGAGTGACCAGATTCCGTCTGTTGTATGTTATTATATGGATATACTGGTGGAGTTTCGGTATTTCTAGCCGATTCTGGTTCTGTCCAAGAGTTATCTGAAGGTGATGGTGGTAATATTGCCATAATTAAGGTGCCGATTTATTTTGTGATGGTGGTTTGGCCGGAGCTTCGTATGATGCAATAATTGCATTGGCTGCATCAAGTTCTGTTTGATTTGTGGGTATCAAAAGACCAACTGTTGCCGCACCAGCAATATTAACTGTACCTGCTACAACAGCAACTGTTGCGGTTACTGTTTTGGCTGCCGATTCGGCTAAGGCTTTTGCTTCTTTAATAATATCATCGTAATCACTAGGTCCTTCTGAAAAACCTTCTGAAAGACCAGCACCAATATCAGAAAAAACAGAACCAATTAATTTAATTAATCTTGCCAAACAATCTTGAAGTAGTGCTAAAAATTTTGCAGGTAAACTTAAAATCCAAGCAATGATTGCTCTTAATTTAGCAATGTAAGCAACAACATATTTTTGAAAATCTAAAATTGGTTGCAAAATTTCTTTATTGATACGATTAACTTCTCTAGCAATGGCTTTTAGTGTGGTTGCCAGCCAAGAAGTTTCGCCTGTAGGGTCAGCAAAACCCAATGCTCTTAAAACTGCTCTAATTGCATCTCTAATATATTTGGCCGTAGCCTTTGCATATTTTTTAAATTCAATATTTTTTTGTATATCGGTAACAAAATCACACACATGAGCCAAGTTATCATTGGCAAAACCAACACTAGTATTGGCAACAATACTTCTTGCACCTGCAGGTATTTGAGGATTACCTTTAGTTTGTCCATCATTAACCTGAGTTGGAGATGGTGCTGGTGATTCAACGGCTGTGCCACCAACAAAAGTTACAGATACAATAGAAGGAGGTAATTGAATTTCATTTGCCATTTATGCTATTCCCGGTAAAACGCCCATCATAATTGGTGCTTGTCCTGAATCTCCGTCCATAAAGAAACCGACCACCCAATCACCTAATAGTGGTGCTGAAAATGATTTTGAATTGTTAATTGGATACATTGGTTGAGCCCATGGTAAATCTTGTGTAGGTAATTCACTAATATTGTCTGTGTGCCAACCAAATATTCTAAGTTGACATCTTCCCATACCCAAAGGATCTACTCGGTTTTCAACTACACCGATGAACCAAGTAAAACCATCTTTTCCTATAAAATTTTGCATTATAATTTAACTGTATTTTGCCAAACACCAGAATCATTGTTGATACCAGTATATGGTTTAGGTGTGCTATCTTTTGCAATTTCAAGGACAGTTTGAAATGCTGTTGGTTGTATAATGTGCCTTACAGCAGTCACCAAATATTTACCAGAGTAAAATTCGTCCAAGTTTTTTGTTTCTGTGGTTGGTTTTAAAGTTAGTAAATTAAAGTTAATTGTTCGACCAACAGTAATTCCTGAATCACCAGGTATTTTAATCTTTAACACAGTATAGTTTGCCAATGAAATTTGAGCAGTTCTATTTGGCACATATGTTTCAATTGCAATGTTTTTGGCAACACCATCAACAACTTGCTTTATATATGGCTGATTTTGTTGAAAAGCATTACTAGTAGCCACCTTAAATGAGGCATTGTAAGAATCAGAATTTGTTAATCCTAGTCTATTTTTTAATGTGTTTGTTGGGCTGCCAGGATTTAATGTTTTTGCCTGAGATTTATATTTGATATAATTAAAATCTGTAACCTTACTTGTTCTAGACATGGTATCAAGAGATATAAGTCGATTTGACAATGTGCCAGAATTAACATCATTCATCATATCATAAACTTTAACAAACTCATAGTCTAAAACACTTATTGTTTTTTCTTGAAAAGATTGTGTTTTATCTTCTATACCTTGTTGTTGATATTTGTATGTGGTATAAATGTTATCTTTAAACATTGATTGCAAAGAACGGAAATTAAACCCGTCTTTTGTTTCAAAAAATAACATATCAGCACCAATTTCACCTGCACCTTTAGGCCTTGCATATGTTGACAACCAGCTGATTGCTTCAAAAGGTTTGAAACGAGGCACAATAAAATCATTTATACCATTTGTTTTCTCAATTCGTATCTTCTCTTTTTTTACTTTTAATTTGTCAACTAGTATATCAGTAATAACCTTATCAATTTCTTTACCTTTGTATGACTTACTAATCTTAGTTTGTTCTGATAACAATAATTCTTCTGAGCAAAAATAGAATGTATAATTTTCAGAGTTTAAGTTACCAACAGGTTTTCTATCTCCTATTTTATATACTCGATATACTTGTTTATTTGTATTTGAAGCATTCTTAGCTTTTGCAAAAATGATTTCAACAAATTCATTTCCTGTTAAATCTAATAGTTCAATATATCCTTGAGCATCTGTAATGGTGAGATAACCGGATACAGAAAAACTGTAAATATCTTCATAATAAGATAATTCCAATAACAACTTTTTCATTTCAAATCGTTGGCCAGAACCTGTTAAAAAATTAATAGATTCTAGGGAATAATCTTGAGGATAATATGCACCAGGATTTTCTACATCGGTGTAAATATTTTGGTCAATTTCAGCCATATTTTAAGCAGCCATCAAGTCAGTAAATTGTTTTTCTAATTGGTCAACATAAGCAGAATTTAAAATTTTAATATTTCTTTTAGACTCATTTAAATTTAATTCATAATTATAATATGTTATAGCAGACTTTTCAATTGTAATCGTTACACTTCCTGTTGGTAGTGTGTATGTAAATGTTCCTGTGGCCAATGAATTATATGTGTCCTGGTCAATAATAATATTTTTTACTGTTGTAGTCAAAGTATTTGCATCATACTGTGTGATATTTTTTTCATAATGTTGCACAGTTGAGTATGGATTGAATGATGGATACTTATTTGTTATATAAGCATCAAAGTCATTAGAATTAAGTGGCCAGTCCCATTGTGGGTCTGTTATTTGATTTGCAAATAAAACAATCCAATACCGATAAGAATCACCATAATATTTGTATGCCACAATTTCAGGTGTATCACCATCTTGTACATCATAGTCATAATATACCATTGGATTTTTTAATATCTCAGGTATAATGGAACACCGAGCCATTAAATCGGTCATGATAACGGAATTACGATTTGCATCCGTTTTTATAATTTTTGGTAATGTATTAAAATATTGCATTTTAATATCCCTGTTCTATTCTATCTCTTGTCAAGAGTTCGATTTCTTTAAAATTAATAGTTAATTGAATTTGAGTTGGTGCACCATCAGATTGAGTGGTAAAACCATTTGGTGCATAATTCACATCAATATTTTCTATAACACTTTTGGTTATCTTATTAATTTTTTTATTTTCTTGACCATTAAAAAAGAATTTTGGTGTAAAAATAGAGGGTGGTACAAAAAACATACCTGCTGAACCTGTAGCAAGTCGAGGAGCGGCATGAACTTTAAATAGTTTAATAATCTTTTCTACAGTTGCAGCTTCTTGTCTTGAATATGGTGTAAATGTAAAAGCCATTTGATAAGTTCTAAAATCAATACCTTCAAACAAAATTTGTTGTTGTGGGTTAAAAGCGTAACCTTGACCTCTTAATAGTAATTTAGCTGGTCCTGAATTAATGGCTCCCAAAACAGCTTTGGCCGCTTTGCCAATAATAGGTGTTTGTTGTGCTGCAGTCGCTAAACTTAATTTGTCATATTGAGCTGCATATGTAAAATTTACTGTTTCTGGAATATACAATGAAATTGTTCCAACTGTTTTTAATTCTGGCTGGGTAAATTGAACTGATTTTAAAATACTGTTTGGATCTTCACGAAACTTAGAAATACCACTAGATAATTGATTGTATGTTTCTACAGGACTTGTAATTGCATCTGTGATTCCGCTGGCTGCAGCAGCGGCCGCAGACTTGGCTGCACCAAGAAGTTTATCCGTTACTTCATTAAATGTGGCGGGTTTTATTTCACTAATTGTAAACTGAACATAATGACCTCTGGTGGCCGATTGTAAATCTCGTGGATACTGTAAATCGGTTCGACCAAATTTGTTTTGATAAAGAGCACCAAGAGGTCCGTTGACTACTGCACCAGGTATAGATACACCGCCGATTGATGTTGGTATTGAAATAATAGCCATTAGGTTGTCCTAAAAGAGAGATACATAATACTATATTTATGGCATATTCTGGACGATTTACACCTTCTAACCCTCAAAAATACATTGGGGACTACAATAATATCATCTATCGCTCTTCATGGGAGTGCAAGGTGATGTCTTGGCTTGACCGAAATCCTGATATAATCTCGTGGGCTTCAGAAGAACTTATTATTCCCTATAAATCTCCTGTTGATGGCCAATGGCACAGATACTTTCCAGACTTTCTTGTGAAAATGAGAACCAGAGATGGTAAACTCAAAACCATGATACTAGAAGTTAAACCTAAACGACAATCACAACCACCAGAGCCTCGTAAAAGAATTACCAAACAATACATCAATGAAGTGACCACATGGGGTGTTAATCAATCTAAATGGAAAGCAGCTACCGAATTCGCCTTGGACCGTGGATGGGAGTTTAAGGTTCTAACGGAAGACCATCTAGGACTGTAACTAAATAGTAGATGGCATCTAAACTTACACAATTAGCAAAACAAAAGACCGCTTCGGAACTTCAAACGATGGGTCGTGATTCTTATCGTTGGTTAACCAAGAAAATAAGTTCACTTAGTAATCCGACAGGTATTGCTTCCACGATTGCACGAGAAGATAGAAGTAATCATTTTTACAATGGTGGACTATATTTCTTTTATTATGACCCCAAGACCAAAGCAGACTTACCATATTATGATAGATTTCCTTTGGTATTGGTATTAGACATTCAAAATGACCACTTTACTGGTCTTAACCTACATTATTTACCAATTCAGTACCGAGTGGCTTTTTTGGATAAATTGATGGATTTTGCGGTGGTTGACGGCAATAAAGACATACAGCGTATGAATGTCACCTATGACATATTGAACGCCTCCAGACGGTTTAAAGAGTTTAAACCATGCTTCAAAAAGTATTTAAAGAGCCATGTTCAGTCAAAGATACTTGCCGTGCAACCAAATGAATGGGACATTGCGGCATTCTTGCCAATACAACAGTTTAGGAAAGCTTCCACATCTCAGGTGTGGCAAGAATCACTAGAGCAGATACGATAGGGAAACAAAATGGCAGGTTCGATTACCGAATTCAAAGCAAGTTTTAGAAAAGAAATTGCACGACCAAATAAGTTTGATGTCAGCATTCCTGTTCCATTAACTTTGATACCTTATGTCAATAATGCAAAGAGTTTAAACTATCGGTGTGAAAGTGCTAGTTTACCTGGCAGGTCTTTGGCAACAACAGAACAAAAGATTGGTTCAAATCCTGTTGAGAAATATCCTTATCTTACAACATTTAATGATATACAATTAACATTCATTGTTGATGATGATATGAGCCAAAAGGTATTTTTTGACGCTTGGTTAAACTTTATCAACCCACAATACAATTACAATTTTAGATACAAAGGTGATTATGCAACAGTTATTACTGTAAATCAGTATGACGTTACGAATCAAATATCATATTCTTGTAATTTATATGATGCTTATCCT